TCAGGCCTCCTGAATATCGTGATATTCTTCGCACGCCTGCAGCGTGTTCTGAATAAGGGTGGCTACGGTCATCGGGCCGACGCCGCCGGGAACCGGCGTGATGTACGACGCGCGCGCGGCGGCATCTTCATAGACCACATCGCCAACCACTTTGCCGTTTTCCAGGCGGTTAATCCCGACATCGATCACGATCGCGCCTTCTTTAATCCATTCGCCCGGAATAAAGCCCGGTTTACCGACAGCCACGATCAGCAGGTCGGCGTTTTCGACGTGATGACGCAGGTTTTTGGTAAAACGGTGGGTGACGGTGGTGGTGCAGCCTGCCAGCAGCAGCTCCATGCTCATCGGGCGGCCAACGATGTTAGAAGCGCCAATGACTACCGCGTTCAGGCCGTAGGTATCGATATTGTAACGCTCAAGCAGCGTGACGATCCCTCGCGGCGTGCACGGACGCAGGCGCGGCGCGCGCTGGCACAGACGACCCACGTTATACGGGTGGAAGCCGTCAACGTCTTTGTCCGGCGAAATGCGCTCAAGGACTTTGACATTATCAATGCCGGCGGGAAGCGGCAGCTGAACCAGGATGCCATCAATAGCCTCATCGGCATTCAGCGTGTCGATAAGTTCCAGCAGCTCCGCTTCGCTGGTGGTTTCCGGGAGATCGTACGAGCGGGAGACGAAGCCTACCTCTTCACACGCTTTGCGCTTGCTGCCGACATAAATTTGCGATGCCGGGTTGCTGCCGACCAGCACGACGGCTAACCCTGGAGCACGAAATCCGGCCGCAACGCGCGCCTTCACTTTTTCCGCAACCTCAGAGCGTACCTGCTGCGCAATCGTTTTACCGTCAATAATTTTTGCTGCCATCAGAGAGAGGATTCCATCTGTATCTTTACGAAAGGGGGATGGCGATATTTTGTCAGAAGCCAGCCCCGCTGTCAGTCTTCGTTTAAGATTTTATCTTGCTTTGACGCTGCGGCGGCTGAAAAATGGGCCTGACCGCGCTGCGAATGGCGCAAAAAGGAGCCCGGGAGCCGAAGAAAAGTTAACGTGCAGAAACATAAACCTGGATAAACTTTATACTGCTTTTGCGGCATAAGCCGCCAGCCTGCACGGGCAAGCGCAGTTTCGCGGCAAAATACATTGACTCATCAGGCGTGGACCGTATAATTCCGGCGATTGCACATCATGAAGCTTGCTTCTCAATGCGCCCTTAGCTCAGCTGGATAGAGCAACGGCCTTCTAAGCCGTAGGTCACAGGTTCGAACCCTGTAGGGCGTACCATTTTCACTTCTCTTAATGTCTCCTGAAGTCTACTAAATCCAGCATACAGGCGGCATTCGCCAATATCTCATTATCTCAACGTCTACTATGGTCTATTGAAATCCACATTCATGTGGGGGTACATTTGGGGGTAGATTCCTGTTCAATGAAATGAGATACCCCCAAAATGAAGCTCACAGCCCGCCAGGTCGACACATCCAGGCCCAAGGACAAACCCTATAAGCTGTCTGATGGCGGCGGTCTTTACCCGTTGGTGAACCCCAATGGCTCACGATACTGGCGCCTGAAGTACCGCATCGCTGGTAAAGAGAAGCTACTGGCGTTGGGGGTATATCCTGATATCACTCTGGCGGTAGCCAGACAGAAGCGCGCAGATGCAAAAAAAGTTCTCGCTGCTGGTGGTGATCCGGGACAGGAGAAGCAGGAAGAGAAACAAGCGAAAGAGCAGGCTGTGGCAAACAGCTTTGAGCGCCTGGCGATGGAATGGCATACCCATAAAAGCACATCATGGTCTGAAGGCTATGCTGAGCATCTTCTGATGTACCTGAAGAAGGATATATTCCCCTTCATCGGGCAAAAGGCGATTACGGATATCAGCCAGGTTGAAATGCTTAACGTCCTGCGAAAAATGGAACAACGCGGCGTTCTGGATAAACTCAAGAAAACCCGTCAGGCCTGCCGGCAGATATTCACCTATGCCATTATTACCGGTAGAGCGGAGCACAACCCTGTATCCGATCTGGCTGGCGCGCTGAAGTCGCCCAAGCAACAGCACTACCCACACCTTTTAGTCGACCAGATCCCGGATTTTCTCCGTGCGCTAAGTGAATACAGCGGCAGCACCATCACCCGCAACGCAACTCGACTGTTAATGCTTACCGGGCTCAGGACAATTGAGCTCCGTGCCTCTGAATGGGTTGATATCGACTTTGACAAAGGGGTCTGGAACGTCCCCGCAGAGCGAATGAAGATGCGGCGCCCACATCTCGTTCCTCTCTCAACTCAGGTTCGCGAGTTGCTGGAAGAGATCCACCAACTTACCGGGCGAGGGAAGTATGTTTTCCCCGGGCGGAATGACGCCGGCAAGCCAATGAGCGAGGCCAGTATTAACCAGGTGATTAAGCGTATTGGCTACGACGGTAAAGCGACCGGGCACGGCTTCAGACATACCATGAGTACCATACTCCACGAACAGGGCTATAACACCGCCTGGATTGAAACGCAGTTGGCCCACGTCGATAAGAACTCCATCCGTGGGACATATAACCACGCTCAGTATCTGGATGGCCGCCGGGAAATGCTCCAGTGGTATGCCGACTATATGGCGGCTCTTGAGAATGGTGAAAATGTGGTCCATGGCTCGTTCGGAAAACGTGCCTGACTGGATGTATAGACAGTATATGCAGACGATAGTAGACTTAGGTAGACGAACAAAGAATAGGCTATGTCTAGACTGATCCCCGAAAACCCGTATACCTCTGCGGGCTGGCATAGCCGCCAAAATAGAGGGCGTGAGGTAGCATATGCCTATTGTCGAAAATCTTCCTGACTTATCCCATTGGAAAACAGTTCAAGAGTTCAGTATTTCCCAAGCCGCTTTATTACTGGCTGGAATTGATCCATTTGATTTTGATGAAGGAAAAGAGCTTGATCAAGTACGGGCATGCAACCATGAACGTTGGAAGCAAGCATGGGGAATGAGTTCGGGGATTTTAACGGCTATCAGGCGAGGTATATTAACACCGATCCTGTGCTATTCAGAGCAAATGGTGGAAAATTGGAATGGGCCTGATTATATTGAATATACGCCGATAAAACCAACTGACAGAAATTGCGAAATTTCAAAGAGTAAAACTATTATAACAAGAGACTCATTGTATGCATGGATTGAGAATGAGAGTGTTGATTTTGTGCGCAAGTCAGTTCCAAAGAAAGTAATTTCTTTAAATTGCGAAGTAATCCCCCCTCCGAATATCATTGATGTTGTTCCCGAGTCAGTCGATGACGGTATTTTATTGCTTCCTAAGTATGAGCATCAAAGTGAAGGTTTAGAGTTTGTTCAAGATGCTATAAAGGAACTTTGGTCAACTTATGATGCAGATGAACCACAGACGGCGCCAACTAAAAAAGAAGTAATTGACTATTTAACGGAAAGGGGGGCTGGTAAAAACATGGCGGAGGCGGTAAACCTTGTTTTGCGTCCTGTCTGCCTGCAGGGGATAGGGAGAAGGGTAAGAAAATCAACATGATAATATGTGCCCATCATTCATGGATAATGGTGGGTACTCTACCTGATTTTTCTTGTTATTGGCCATCATAAGCATGTTTTGCATAGGTATCATTAGTACCCACTGATAAATTTAGTCTCCTCTTGAAGGGGGGCATCCCACAAAATCGTACCTACCTATATTATGATGATTTTTAGTGTAACTATCTCGTAAACCGCAATAGACGTTACGAGGTAAATATGTCCCAATCATTAATCCGATTTTCTGAGGTTCAGAAACGTACTGGCTACAGTAAGGCATGGTTGTATCGCCTTATGAGTGAACAGCGTTTTCCCGCGGCAATTAAAATTGGCTCCCGTTCAATCGCCTTTATTGAAAGTGAAATTGACGATTGGATTAATCAGCGCATTACTGAATCTCGTGGTGAGGTGGCCTAATGCAAAAAGAAAACCGCCCATTACAGGCGGCTAACACAGATACTCGCGGATCTGATGTTACGCCACCAGCCTACACCGTTCAAGCCTCAAAACGCACCCCGAAGAAACACCGTGCCCGTACCTACATGCTGCGTTGTGGGGCTGGTGGGTGGACAGAAAACGATATCCTGCGCAATTGCCGCCTCTCATCTGGCCGCAACTATGCGAGCGAACTTGAGCGCGAGCTTGATATTTGCCTGGAACGCCTGGAAGAGAAAAACCCTGATGGTATCGGTGCGCACATGCGTTACCGGTTTGCGTGCCGTGGTGACGTGCTGAAGGTGATTCAGTTCGTTAACCGCATGGCCGCAGTCAACCAACATTACGGGCTTTCTAAGCAGGATATAGCCGACATTCTGAACCTCTACCCGGACAACTTCACCGCCGCATAACGGAGCCGAAAAAATGAAAATCGAAAAAAGCAGATTCAATTCTGAGGCCGCCCCTCAACCCAACGTTAACCCGGGCGTAATTAACGGCAATGACTTTGCCGCCATCGTTCCCGTTATTCCCGGCCAAATTGGCGGGCGTGAAACCAATATTGCGAGCGCCAGAGCTTTGCATAAAGCGCTGGGTGTGGGCCGCGACTTTACCAACTGGATTAAAGGCCGCATCGACCAGTACGGATTTGTAGCCGGGACTGACTACATCCGTGTTGAAAATTTGAGCTCACCAAAACGGGCGAGCGCAAAATTTCGCCAGCAGATTGAGCATGATTACCTTCTTTCGCTGGATATGGCTAAAGAAGTGGCAATGGTTGAGCGTAACGAGCAGGGCCGCGCCGTCCGCCGCTATTTCATTCAGTGCGAGGAAGCGTTACAGCTGAGTGCGCCGGAAATCGCCGCGAAGTACCGCCGCCATCTCAAAGCCCGCATTGGTGCTGCCAACCTCTTTAAGCCGATGTGCGCCGCTCTGGATGCTGCCCGGGCGGAACAGGGGAAAGAGACGCAAGCCCGGCACTACAGCAATGAAAGCAACATGATCGCCCGCATTGTACTGGGTGGCATGACCGCTAAGCAGTGGGCGCAGGTGAACGGTATCGACGGCGAACCGCGCGATAGCATGAGCGCCGGCCAACTGGAGCACCTCAGCTACCTGGAGAGCACCAACATCACGCGGATCGATATGGGGATGGAGTACGACCAGCGTAAAGCAGAGCTAATCCGCCTGTCTCAGCGGTGGCTGGCAAAGCGTCTGGGGGTGGTTCATGACTAAGCATTCAGTTACCAAAGCCGAGGTAGTCGCAATGCCTGCCCCTCAGCCTGTAGCCAGCCAGAAAGAGATATTCCAAGCCGAAGAGAGCGATATTTCAGTTATTAAATTTGAGGGGCATACCGTGCGCATTGTGAGTGTTTACGGTGAACCGTGGTTTGTTGTCTCAGACGTCTGCCAGGCGCTGGAAATCAGCAATCCAACCAGTGCCGTTTTCTCTCTGGATTGTGACGAGGTAATGACCCTAACTTTAACTGAGGGTCATTCGGGTAAGCGCGGCGGGGCGCGTAGCTGGAATATGGCCGCAGAATCCGGCTTCTATAAGCTGATTGCCCGTAGCCGTAAAGCCTCCACGCCCGGTACGTTCGCCCACCGCTTCAGCAATTGGGTATTCCGCGAGGTTATCCCGTCCATCCGTAAAACCGGCTCGTACGGCGTGCCGTTCGCATTCCTGAATGACCATACCCGCCGCAAAGAGATTTACACGAAGAAAGCCAGTAAGCGCGGTAAAGACCTGCAGTCGTGCAAAGGTGAGAAGGCCCGCCTTGCTGCTGAAGAAATCGAGCTTTGGCGCAAGTATCAGCCGGATCTGCTGGAGGTTCATTAATGGTTAAGCCCACCAGCACACCGTTACCAAATCACTCCTACCGCGACGCTCACGGCCAGATGGTGAGCGTGACCGCTGTAGCGCATAACCGCGTGACGTTCTATCGCGAGGGCTATCAGTTCCCGTGCGTACAGCCCATTGAGCGCTTCATGAAGGAGTACACGGAGGTGAAGCAATGATTGCCGCCGCCCAGGGTAAAAGCCTCTCTCTGGCTGGCCTGATGTATGCAAAAGTTAACGCTCTGCAGGCGGTGCGCCACCGTGGGAACCTGTCAAAACCTGTCATTCTGTGGGCCACTGATAGTGGCTCTGTTGAAGTGTATTTCGAGACAAGTAAGCGCGCGGGTAAGCGTTCGGAAACTGACTATCTGGAAGATAGCGTGTCCGGCGCCGGCGGTAGATGCGGGGCCCATCACACCGCCAGCTATAAATTGCCGCGCCGCGACAAAAAGGGCTTGCGGTCTGAAGGTATCCCGGTCTATGGTTATAGCGCACCAGCAAAATCTGGTGCCGGGATTGGCGTCCTGGTAATTCGAATGGCGACACATGACGCGCCTAGCGTCTTTTTTTGTGCCGTTAGTCTGACTCACCCTTTTTTTGAGCGTTGGGATATAATCCAGCGCCTCGCAAGAGCAATGGTGGCTCAGGCAGGGGCTTCTTCGGAAGCGCCGGTATCCATTCGAGCCGGTTACGCCAACCCTGCTTGGGCTACCACCAGTGAAATTGGCGTTTCCGGTGGTAGCGTTACCCGCTATCGAATGGAGGCTGCCGCATGGCTACTACCCTCACCCAAAATCCGCAATTTATTTGGATTATCGCCGCTGTTCGCCGCGATATGCCGACAATTACCGCAAAAATTCACCATATTGCCGCGCCTTCTGAGCGCGAAGCCCGCCGTTCTCTGGTTCGGGATCACGTCTGCTTTTTCGCTGGTCGCATCCGTCTGGAGGTGGCTCATGCGTAACTATTTCCGCATCACCGGCTACGCCGTTAATAAGCGCGGTTTAACGGTTGGTATCGGCTATCAGCTCATATCCAGCGACACCAAAACAGCAACGGCCCACGCAGTGCTTCAGGCGCAGCGTGAAGGTCTCAGCCATGTGCGCATTACCCGCGTTCAGGAGGTATCGGCATGATGAATATTGCTCAAAGAGATCGAATCCTGGCGTCTGTAAACCAGGTCATTGGGCGCAAAGAGAGTGTTGTGCCTAATACCCCAGAAAATAATTCTCACGATCGTTTATTGCGGATAAGCGCTGGTCTCTTGCACCTGTTAAATGAGGTTCTCCCTGGCATGGCCAATACAGCTGAACGCGACGAAATAGCCGTGTGGGTAGATGCGATGTATTCCATCACGATGATAGAAGCGTTGGATGCAAAACCACCTACGCCCACCACCGTGCCAGCCTTGCGCAATGAGATACCAGTGCCGACTGGTAATGATGCCGCAACCACAGTGCGTTATGCCGCAGAACTGCAGGTATTGTGGGAGCTTCATCTTGATACTCGCTTGCGAGAAGCCAACCCCAAAGCTGGCGCCAGACTATGGACGCTAATTAACGAACTTAACTACGCAGCTCAGCGTACGGAAAGCAGATACAACCGCCTGTTGTTAAAGCTGGAGGGCATGAAATGAGAGAGTTTCGTGTGTTTTCCACGTGTCTCGATCGTGCCGGTTACCCGGCGCCTGTTACATGGCGCGGGTATGCCAGTAGTTCAGATGTTGCGATCAGAAAAATGGAGCATGAGGCTAAAAGCAATGGCTGGAGCGTTGCGCTGATTGTTTTTGTACAGCAAAGAAGAGTGGCGCGCGATAAGTCGCTGGTGGAGATAAAGGCATGAGCAATATTTACCCACTCCCGAAAAAGCCGGGTAGTACCGATCCATTCCGTGCAGAGCCTACGCCTGAAGGGCTGAGAATAACCAGCTCTGGTGGCGATGGTCGTGAAACAGTTCAGCTTATCGCTTATGACGAAGCCGTGAACCGTCTGGACGCGGGAGATTATGACGATTCCAGCACGGGTTATGACATTCACCTTGCTGTAGCAGAGGGCGGAAACTGTGGATATTTCGACTTTACCGCGCAGCATAACGTCACTATGTGGCGATGGCTGATTGCCGCGGCGTTCATCACCGAGATGAAGCTGAAAAACGGTACGACCATTGTTACTGAGCCGGACGGCACGTCATCGCAGGTGGCGGTTTATTCCAATGACAAAGCGTCTATCACGGTTTATCCATTCTCTGAGCGCCTGGCGATGGCAAATAACATCGAGGGGGCAATGATTGAACGCTACGGCTCAGAAGAGGGCGCGGAAAACGCCATTGTGTTTTATCAGGCCATGCTGGATGTGGAGGCCGGAGAACTAACCGCATTCGGACGAGAAACGCTGGCAGAACTACACGATCACTTCATCAGCGATCTGCAGCAAAACGGATGGCCTGAAATGCCATTGACGCACTGAGGGGGCCAGATGATTACTAAGAACTTCCGGCTTAATGCGCTGGCGAACCAGTACGCAGCGGCGCTGTATGACCATATTACCGCCACCAGCCACGGCGACTACTTCATGATTGATGCGGGTGGTGAGCCTGTGCGTGTAGAGATTGCTGGTGGAGTGAAAGGTATCCGTAACCTTATCGACGGCTACGCGCTGGAGGCGCTGAAAGAACATTACCCGCAGTGGGAAAGCGTAGGGATCGAGCTGCTTAGCCGCTGCGTTACCGCTGCCGGTCTGACCGGTCGCGGTCGTGAGATATGGCAAAGCATGGTTAACGATATGGGCGCAACCGTGGCAGGCAATCACGGGGGTAAGAATGCGTAATATCGACCTTATTCGCGAAGTGACTCATGCCGCCGCTGGCCGCTGGCCTTCGGTGCTGGCGGGCCTGCATATCAATGTGCCGGATTCACCGCGCAGGCATGGCCCGTGCCCGTCCTGTGGCGGTTCGGATCGCTTCCGTTTCGATGATGGCGGCCGCGGCAGCTTTATCTGCAACCAGTGCGGCGCCGGTGACGGCCTTGACCTAATTCGAAAGGTGAACAAATGCGATACCTCAGAGGCCGCGCGACTGGCGGCTGATGTGCTGGGTATTGATTACCGGGCAGCAGTACAGGACGACGCCACCGCCAGCCAGAGGCGGGAGCAGCTGGAAGCCGAGCGTACACAACTGGAGCAGGAGCGCCTGCAGCGGGCGGCAGTGGACGCACAGCAGCGCCGGGCTACGTTTTCCCGTCTGTACGATGAGAGGCGCCAGAACGCCACTCAGGGCGAATCTGAATACCTGACTGATAAGGGGCTGAACGGCTTCACCTTCCCCATTCTTTCCGATGGTTCAATTTTGCTGACCCTGGTAGATGAGGCTGGCGCAGTCGTGGCAGCGCAGACCATTACGCGTGAAGGAGTGAAGCGGCTGGTGGCCGGCTCTGCAAAGCGCGGCGCATATCACGCCGTGAACACGCCAGAAGACCCGCAGACCGTGTTAATTGCCGAGGGGTTGGCTACTGCTCTAACGTGTCACTTAATTTGCCCTGATGCTCTGACAGTAGCAGGAATAGACGCGGGCAACCTGCTGCCCGTCGCGGAAGTGATGCGCCGAAAGTACCCGCTGGCGCAGATCGTCATTGCCGCCGATAACGACAGATTAGACGACAAGCCCAACACTGGCACAGAGCGTGCCGAGAAAGCGGCCTTATCCGTGGATGGTTATGTATCCGTGCCGCCGACAGACTATAAGGCCGACTGGAACGACTACCACCAGCAGCACGGGCTGGCAGCCGCTACAGCAGCCTTTAACGATTCGATGTATCAACCGCAGGGGGACCGCGTGAAACCGCAGTTACAGGCCATTGAGGGCGGAAAGTCCGGTCAGCCAGAGAAAGACCCGCTTAAGCCGCATGTTGAGAGCCGCGCAGACGGCGTTTTCTGGGTAACACCGAAAGTGGACAAGGACAGCGGGGAGGTTATCAACCAGGAAGCGTGGCTGTGTTCGCCGCTGGAAGTGGTGGGCACCGGCCGGGATGATAAAGACCAGTACCTGATTATCCGCTGGCAGGCATTCGGTGTCAGCGCGCTGACGACTGCCGCAATCCCCCTGGCTGATATTGGCGAGCGTGAAGGCTGGCGCACCCTGAAGGCGGGCGGGATTAACGTCACCACCAAAAGCAGCCTGCGCGCGATCCTGGCCGACTGGCTACAGCGCAGCGGCGCGCGGGAGCTGTGGCGCGTTGCCCACGCGACGGGCTGGCAGTGCGGGGCATACATCATGCCGGACGGCGAGGTTATCGGAACGCCGGAACATCCGGTGCTGTTCAACGGCCGCAGCTCGGCGGCGGCCGGCTACACCGTCAAAGGCACTGCTGAGGACTGGCGCGGCAGCGTGGCGCACCTGGTAGCCGGTAACTACTCCATGATGACTGCGACCGCCGCAGCGCTGGCGGCGCCGCTGATTGGCCTGGCGGGCGCCGATGGCTTCGGGATCCACTTCTATGAGCAGTCGAGCGCGGGCAAGACCACCACGGCGAACGTGGCCAGCAGCCTATATGGCAACCCGGATTTACTGCGCCTGACGTGGTACGGCACGGCGCTGGGGCTGGCGAACGAAGCCGCCGCACACAATGACGGCCTGATGCCGCTGGATGAGGTCGGCCAGGGATCCGACCCGGTAAGCGTGTCGCAGTCTGCCTATGCGCTTTTTAACGGGGTTGGGAAGCTGCAGGGTGCGAAGGAGGGCGGCAACCGGGACTTAAAGCGCTGGCGCACCGTGGCAATCAGCACCGGCGAGATGGATTTGGAAACCTTCATCGCGGGCGCCGGCCGCAGGACCAAAGCCGGGCAACTGGTGCGGCTGCTGAATATCCCGCTGAGTAAGGCGGTTCACTTCCATAAGCACCAGAACGGCAAGCAGCACGCGGATGCGCTGAAGGAGGCATACCAGCACCACCACGGCGCCGCTGGGCGGCAGTGGATTAAGTGGCTGGCCGACCACCAGCAGCAGGCTACAGAAGGTGTCAGGGAGTGTGAGGCCCGCTGGCGCGGCCTGATACCTGCAGACTACGGCGAGCAGGTACATCGCGTAGCCGCCAGGTTCGCTATTCTGGAGGCGGCGTTGCTGCTGAGCGCCGAGATCACCGGCTGGGATGCACAGACCTGCCGGGATGCGGTACAGCACAGCTATAACGCCTGGCTGCGGGAGTTCGGCACCGGCAACAAAGAGCATCAGCAGATCATCGAGCAAACGGAGGCGTTTCTTAACGCCTACGGCCTGAGCCGGTTTGCGCCGTTCCCTTACAGCCCGGCCGACCTGCCAATAAAAGAACTGGCCGGCTACCGGCGGCGCCATGGGGAACACGACGAGAGCCCGATATCGTTCTATACGTTCCCGGCAACGTTCGAGAAGGAAATCGCCGCGGGCTTTAATCACAAGCAGTTTGCCGAAGTGCTGAAAAGAGCGGGAATGCTGACGCCGCCGAGCAGCGGCCGCGGATATCAACGCAAGTCTCCACGTATCCAGGGCAGGCAGATCAACGTTTACGTCCTCAGCTACCTGCCTGAGGACTACGACCAGCCAGAGGAATAGCATTCCTCACATGCGAGTAAAAGGTGTTGGTTCAGTTGGTTCAGTTGGTTCAGTAATTAAAGATTACTGTTTTATAAGGATTTTAATTATGAATCTGAACCAACACTGAACCAACAAATGCCTGTTTTGAACCAACGCCAGCGCGTAGAGTTTTTTCCCTGGCAGGCGGTGAACCAACAGAATGCCCCGCTGAACCAACGCAAAATTACTGAAGTTGGTTCAGGAAAACCCAGTAACGGCGCGGGCTGGCGGGCAGTGAACCAACTGAACCAACTGAACCAACACTATTTCTGTTTATTATCAGAAAAAAACAGAGACTGACCGAAAGAGAGGTGAGCATGACGGCACAAATTTCAGCATACGGGCGGCTGGTGGCCGACCCTGAGACCCGGACAACGGGAAAAGGTACGAACATGGCTATGGCCCGGCTGGCGGTATCGCTGCCGTGCAATGCCGCAGCGGACGGGCAGGCTACCTTTTGGCTGGGCGTCATTGCCTTTGGGAAGCAGGCCGATGCGCTGGCCAAACACCGTAAAGGGGACCTCGTCAGCGTGGCGGGAAATATGCAGCTCAATCAGTGGACTGGTCAGGATGGTACTGTACAACAGGGCTATCAGGTTATTGCGGACAGTGTACTCAGTGCCAGAATGGTACGCCCTGGTGGTAAAGCAGGACAACAAGGACAGGCTACTGATGCTCTACGCAGGGCTCATGAGCAGCAACCACCCACTACCGGGTATGAAGGATTCGACCAGACGCCACCGTATGACGATGATTTTAGAAATTAATAGTAAATTCAACCAGAGGAGGGCGCTTTTCACTTAAGGAGTACCATCACTCGGATTCTTTATTCACTTTATCGAAGATATCATTGTTTAATTTCTGTAACTCTATGAAATTTATAATAAAATATATCGATGAGTATATCATTAGCAGGCAAAGGAAAATTGAAGCACTAATCTTCAAATCAAACTTACCTGCTACAGATACAACATACTCATATTTTGCAATGTATTGATTTAAAACATAATAAATTGTAGTTAATCCAAAATGTATAAGAAATGAATTTCTGACCTTCGAAATGTTATTGCGAATCGCAGCAAGGTAAGCTCTGTTCTTAACGCCGCTAGGATTGAACGTCACAATCAAGCCAAGACCAATTGAAAACATGATCCCAGCCACGGTAAAAACTGTGGACGCAAAAAAACTGTCCGGACGTATGTTCCAGACAGAGCTAGCGACAACGGTCAACGCTAGTATGAATAGGGTACTAACTAGTAGCTTTAGCATCACTCAATTCTACCAGAAACTTGCTCATCTCTTGTAGTAATTGGTGCTCGACAAGCTTTCCTGACTGAGTTGTTTCAATGTCAACTGCTTTAGTTAACAGTAAATCTTTGCCCTTGATCTCAGTTTTGTTATCTTTTCGTTTGAAAGACACGTTGTCTAAATCGCTGACTGGTTTTAGGTATGCGCCAAGTACCCTTTCATACTCGTTATCTGTCATTTTTCTAGGTTTTGTGAACTTGATAAGTAACTCAGCGGAAATCATCTGACTTAAAGCAATATCATTAAGTTGCTCTGTATCCGACATTGAACTTTTAATAATATCGAGAACCTTTTTTGAAAGACTGATGGACTTCTGGCTTTGAATGTTCTCTGGTGTTTTGCCTGAATTGTGTCCTGATAGGGAGTCGTTACTGAGTGGTTCAGGATCTTTTACTACTATTGCTTTCAGGTCACTTAACTTGGTCTTCCCTTTTGCCGAAATCATCGGCGTAAACTCCAGCAATTCGTTGTTAGTAAACCAACTTAGGTAAGTTTGCAAGCGGATCACAGTTTTATTTAGAGGCAGATTTGTGACTAAAAAGTCATCAGTCATTGAAAAGTAATAGTGCTGTTTACAGATGGCAGAAGCATCAATATGGGAAGTTTCTATGTCATCAATGGTGAAGACATCTTTCTCAAAAAGGGTTTCAGTTATGTGTTGAACGTCTTTGTCAGATGTGATTCGTAACATTGTACAAAAAATAGACTTACTAACCGGCGATTCTTTAAAATAAGATAACACATCCCTCTCTTGGTTTGGGTCATCTGCACTGAGCAACATACACCTTTCTTTCGCTATTTTTATTTCATTTAGCTTTGCTAACAATTGTGACTTTGCATCACTGGATGCTTTTGAAAGACTGTCATTTTTAATTTGAAAAGCCCGAAGAGTGACCTTTTTGGGTTTGCTTGGTGGGGCTACGTCTTCATTATTATCTACTGTCATCCTTCATCCTTTTCTTTCTGCATATAGGGTATACAATATTTTTAGGATGAATCTTAGATCGGAAAAATGAATAGGTATACCTGGGTATTTATCAGGGCTTCCGTGGCAACCCACCGAACAGAGCTTTTCTGCTACTCTTCAGTTTTTCCCCATTAACATGCCTACTAAAAAAGGTGGGGTAGCTATCCCCACTCTATGGAACAACGTTTCGATCACCCTATAACGGGAAGAAAACAAACGAGAGGAGATCTACGTGATAAAGGACTACCTGATTGTGGCCTACCTGACTGCGATTGCCGCTTGGCCAGTCACACTGGCGTTAATTGGTCTCTCTGCAGGAGCGGCATTCTATATGAGACGCAGGGGGCTGGGTGTAGTCCTCGTCGTTCTGTTCATGCTGGTGGCCATCGCTGCGTGGCAGTTTGAACGCTACATGTAAAACCATACCGCCCCATGAAAATGCCTATATCTTATTTATAGGCAGAAACGGTGTTTTCTGGCTATGTATGGCAGAAATGGTGTGTTCTGCCTATAGATAGGCAAGCTTGACGTGTTCTGCCTATAAGGACTGATAGCGCTCGAAAATGGTCGCTGAGAGGGGCATAGATGGAGATAGTTAAGCGCCCACCAGCCCGCGCGGAAGATTTCGGCGGCCTTCACAAAGCCGCGAAGGAGACCCAGCACCGCATGGGAATAGCTCAGCCCAATGGGCAAGCGTTCAGGTTAAAAACAAGCCGATGAAGGTGAATGTATTGGATTAATCTTCTTCGATGTTACGATAATACTTTATTTACTTTTGGGGATAAGTTGATGTCAGTATGGAACATCATTGTTTTGATATTCGCTATTATCATTTATGTTCTTCCCGGCGTTATAGCCAGTTCAAGGGAGCATAAAAATGCTACGGCAATTTGGGTGCTAAATATTGTCTTGGGCTGGAGCTTCTTGGGTTGGATAGCCGCGCTTGTCTGGTCCTTCACAAACCCAGGAGTGGTAAAGCTCGAACCACAGGTGCTTGGTGTGGAATCTGCTGGCGCTGGTTCAGTAGGCGATACTAAAAAATGCCCGTATTGCGCAGAAACAATAAAAAAAGAAGCAATATTGTGCCGATTTTGCGGAAAAGACCTACCATAAGTATTAATCATCCAGAAATAGAACCCCGCTTCGGCGGGTTTTTTTGTACCTTTATGTTTCATAAAACGCAATGCTTGCCATTTATGTTGCATAAACTACAATATAAATTGACTGTATAAATATCAGGGGTAAGCAGATGAACCGATCACAAATCACGGTAGCACTTTGCCGGGAGCATCTTCAGTCCATTCGTGAAATTCAGGAAGAGGAGCGCAAGCGTTCTCCGATTGGTGTAGCACCAACGGTAAACGCTATTGCCCGCGCATTGGTCGCTAAGGGCCTTGAATCCGTTAAGCGGGGTGGGTGATGGAGCAACTACAGAGATTGGCTGAAGTTATTGCCGAAACCTATATTCGCGATCTGCGCCGGGAAACTGGCTCCAACATTATTAGCATTGGCGGTGTAAGTGGCAACGTTGAAAAACACCTGCTCGCCGCGGGGCTTGTCGATAACACAATATATGCCGCTAAAGATGAATATGGCGCGACATTTGAACGAGAAGCCTATCGCATGTTAATGAATTTTATATCATTTGATGGCCCTGAATATCGCCTTACCGAACATGGTCGATTAGTCATAAATCTTCTGAACACCAACGCTCTGAAAAAAAACAAAGTAAGAACCCTACACTGAGGCGCTCATGACAACTGATTTTGGCAAATACACCATTGAGATTGAAGCCGATGCGGCCAAACTGCTGGCTGGTCAGGCGAGTGCAGATACAGCTTTAAAGCAAATTGAAAACTCAGTCAAAAAGACAGCTAACTCTGCTGACAAGCTAGATAAAAGCCTGGATAACTTGGGTGGAGGGTTTTCGCGCCTTGCTGTGGCCGTGAAAGGATACATATCAATTCAGGCGCTGATAAAGCTCCAGCAGCTTTCTGAGGAATTCACGCTACTTCAGGCGCGAGTAACGCGTTTATCCTCTAGTTCAGAGGAAGGGGCGCGGAGCTTTCAGCAGCTTGTGAGTATTGCTTCGACAACCGGGGCCAGCCTTGGGGATACCGTCAACCTCTGGCAGCAACTCACCGCCACACTGAAAACCGTAGGTGCTACTAACAGCGATGTTAACCGGCTCGTGATGACGCTGCAAAAGATTGGCACTATCGGTGGCTCATCGGCTCAGGAAATGGCTAACGCTCTCAGGCAATTTATGCAATCGGTAGCGTCAGGAAGAATTCAGGCGGAAGAGTTTAACTCGGTACTGGAACAAATGCCTGAGTTGGCTCGACAGATTGCCGACGGCATGGGAATTCCGTTTAACGAGCTTCGACAATTGATGCTGGCCGGCAAGTTAGATATTGGTGAAGTGCTTGCGGCGATCGAAAGACGGTCGGATGAAATTAACCAGCAGTTTGAAAAAATGCCTCGTACCGTCACGCAGGCTACCAACGCGTTGGTTACTCAGTTTGGTGTGGCAGTTTCAAAAATAGATGATGCTATTGGGGCTTCACGCTACTTGGCGAAGTTATTAGACGGCGCCGCGCTAAGTATCAGCGTAGCAACCGGAAACGCTCCAGACGCTGTGATGCTAACTCAAAAGCTTGAGCAAAATACTGAGCAACTTGCTGTGGCTGAGTCTGATTTAGCTAAGGCGAGAAAGGCGGGCTTGGGCTGGGGAGTAAAACAAACAGAGCAAACGGTTGATAGGCTTAAGGCGGAACGTGCATTGATCCTAATGGCACGACAGGCAAGCAAAGACTCACAAAGTGTTTACACGCCGTCTAAAGGGGAGAAGCCCGCATATATCACCAATCTCGAAAAGAAAACTGCAGAGAACAACGCCAATTCGATCATTAAATCTGGTCAAACAGTCGTCGATAAGCTCACCCAGCAGCGTGAACAGCTAAGCAAAGACAAGGCCAAAGGGCTGATTGACGATAAGAAATATGCTGATGCTGCTGCTGTTCTGGATAAGCAAATTGCCGAAGCCAAGAAAAAGCAGGATAAGCCTGCGAAGAATGCCTTTGCTCGCGGCGACGATTCAATCGACAACCTGCAGCGGCAGATTGCCGTTTTGACAATGCGCTATGACGAGAACACCAGAGAGGCCGCACAGTTTAATGCCGTGGCCGCTCTCGGAGCTAAGGCTACCGATGCACAGAAGGAAAGAGTGCGTGAGTTGGCCGGGCAGTTATTTGACGCTCAGCAGCGACAGAAAGACCTTAATGATGCGATCAGCAATGACCCGCTCAGGAAGGAAAATAAAGCCTATTCTGACGGCAGAGATCAACTTAAACGCCAGCTCGATGGCCAGATGATTGATCAGAAGACCTATAACCAGCAATCGGAGTTGATGGAACAGCAGCACCAGGTCAACCTAGCCAAAATTCGTGCGCAGCAGGTCGTTACGCCACAGCAACAGGCAGCCGGCGAGGTAGATCCAGTACAGCGCCTCGCTAACCAGCATGCTCAGGAACTTGCGCTTATTCAGCAGTTTGAACAGCAAAAGACAATCACTGAACAGGAAGCTTTAGCTCTCAGGAACGCTGCAAACAATACCTATGAAAAACAGCGAATTGAGGCTCAATGGGAGATATTCCGCAACCAAAGCACAACTAACGAACTTATGGCGGCGGCAGTTGATGGTTTTGCCAGCCAGGCCGCCAGTTCGATGACGGGATTAATCAACGGTACGCAAAGCGCCACAGAGGCTTTCAAGAATCTGGGTAACGCCATTCTTAATAGCGTCATTCAGGCTCTGGTTGAAGTTGGCATTCAATACCTGAAAAATGCTGCGATGGCGATGATAGCCGATAAGATGACATCTAACTCATCACAACAGGCCGGTGCGCAAACCGCTGCCGCGTGGGCTCCTGCCGCAGCCGCAGCCTCTATCGCTACATTCGGTGGCGCAGCTATCGCCGGTATAGCCGGCATGGTAGCAGCGTTCGCCATCGGTGCCGCTCTGGCCGGCAAACGAAAAAATGGCGGAACGGTAGGTGCTGGTGGCGCGTACCAGGTTGGCGAAGGGAATATGCCTGAACTCCTGCAGACCAAGAACGGGTTAATTATGATTCCTGGTGACCGAGGCCGAGTGTTCAGCAATAAGGATGTTACCGGTAGTTCTCCGACGATCCAGAAGGCGTCTACGGGTAAAGAATACCTACCAACTTCATCAGCATCATCCAGCCAATCGGGAGAGAACTCTAAGCGGCCGATACAGGTAAATATCCAGCTGATAGATCAGACAACCGGCAGCCAGCACAACATCACTGGCACTGACGCTTTCCAGCAAGGTGACGTGGTAACAGTTACTGGATTTCTCAATGACGTGGATACAGGCGGCCCAATGTCCACAGCGATCGCAGATGCGCACGGGCTTAGACGGCAGGCAAGGGGATCCTTTTAATGTGGTCTAAGGGGGGAGGTAAACCCTCTCCCCCATGCTTTACAGGACTGCCAGTTTAAGAGCATTTTCACCCGTCGGAAATAAGAACTTTTTTTCGCGTGAACGCAGCCAGTAAACAACCTACCCCATGAGAGGGTGACAAAAGTTGACATCGAAAGGCGATCCCGTGACTAACGACGAAAAGCGAAAACTATACCGTGCGTGGGCTGATGATATCGGCGGCGGAACACCTTTCCCGGACGCCTGCAGGGATATGACGTGCGGAGCGACGACGAGGAAAGGGACACCGTGCAAAATGACGGCGCTCTACGCTTCTGGGCGCTGCAAGTTACACGGTGGCATGAGCACCGGCGCAAAGACGCCAGAGGGTAAGGCCCGGCAATTAGAGGGATTCCGCCGCTGGCTGGAGAGAAAGCGGCAGGCCACCAGCCAGGGTGACAATACGCAGTAAAGTTCGCGCTGATGGTACGCAGTACGCAGAAAGGTACGCAGCAGAATGGAGCTTTTTGCTGCGCGTACCTGGTAGAGATAAGAGGTGAAAAATGGGTATTAAAGGCAGGGGCATGAACAACATCCGGAGCAACATGAATGCGCTGGTGAGGGACATTACTGGGCGGCGCTTACCTCGCGCAATGACAGCCGCTTTGCATGAGGCCGGACTCGTAGCCGCAATCTATACGCCAGTTGACACCAGCACGCTGATTAACTCGCAGTTTAAAGAGGTCATCACTAACGGGACGCGCATCACTGGACGCATCGGATATTCAGCAAATTACGCAATCTATGTAGCAGATCCGAACATCCCGCAGAAGTTCACCCTGCCCAGGGCCAGGAAAGAGTTTTTGCAGCATGGTGTTGCTGATGCAAAACCGCAGATGGAGGCAGCTTTCCTGCGAGAATTATCAAAACGCTGATTGCGGAGAAAACGAAACCGATACATGCGCAGCAGTTGCTTACCCCATGAGTGGTTAACAATTGTTAAGGTTCTAGCGACGATTATTAGGCCGTATTCGCAGTAACCAATTGTGCACAACTCATATAATTTCGTATTCATTTGCGGATTTTTTTAGCGAAGATCTGAGCCAATGAGAGAGCAGACGCGGGTTTATACCTCTGCGCTACCACGGATTAACCTCCAGTTTCTGGCAGGTATGCAAAGAAAGCTGGTGGATTCGAGCCCGAAAACACAGATTTTTTGTGATACCGAGAGCGGAAGGGTGTACTTCTCGATGGTCTCTGGTGGCTACAGCGCGACAATCAACGGAGTAATGCGGTTTATTGGCATCACGATCACCCGGGCAGGTTTTGGCTATCGGCGATGGTACATTTGCCCGCATTGTGGTGGCCGGGTTGCGAAATTATTTATTGGCCGGAAGGATATAGGGTGTCGTAAATGCTGGAGCCTTCACTATGCCAGCCAGAGTGAAGATGAGATCGCTCGCTTACGGCGCAGTGTGTGGAAGCAGAGGCATGATCTATGGGGGGATGATTACCCACCCGCGGGCAGCCTGCTAAATAGCCCGCTCAAGTTTCCGAAGCCTCCCGGCATGAGATGGGATACCTTCGAGAAAAAGCGCTCTCGACTGCTAAAGACTGAATCAGCTTATTGGCGATTGAAAGAACCGAGAGACGCTAAAGGGTTTGCCAGGGTGATACACAAAGCGGAGGCGTCAATTCGGTCATTTGAACGGGCATCGAAAAAGGCTACCCCATGAGCACGCTAAGATTGCCCTAACGCTTACCCCATGATCACGGCACGATAGAGAGCGCCACCGCCGCAGGTTGAGCGCACAAGCCTACCAGTGGAAGAAGCCCGCCGCGCCGCGCAGATAAACCAGAATCCCTATCGTAGCGCCGCTGAGAGCTTCTCAGCGTTGCGCCCCTGACGCTTCCAGGCACTGTAAATGTCCTTATCCCACGCCTTGCCCGCTTTAGTCTGATAACCGGCCTCATTGAGCCGCTCAGCGATAATGCGGCCATTGTCGAACCCTTCCCGGATAGTATCAGCAACAATCCCGATAACAGCCGCTTCATTGTATAGAGTCGGCGGGATCCCCTGCTTACCACCCGCCAGCGCAGCCACCGCAACTTCCATTCGCTCCACCAGTTCAAGCATACGCAACTGTGGGTTGATATCTGGCTGGTTCAGTTTGCTGCGCAGGGCATCGAGCAACCACGCTGTCTTGTCACCGCCCGCCGCTGCTACAGCCTGATTAAATACGCCATGCAATTCAGCCGGAACGCGGAATGCTACCAGATTGGATTTGCTCAT